CTCATCTGATAAACTAGCGTACCTATTCGGGTCACTTACCTGAAGCTGAATTAAATCAGCTCTTCGGTATATTTTCTTACCACCAACAGAGTCACCTGAGGAACGAGTCTCTGAACTGGTTTGTCGCATTGCTTTCTGTCTAGACTTCTTCTGTTGTGCTTTGACCTCTTGGGTCTTATCAATCATAGATATTTGTTTCCAAGTACCTAGTAATTCATTAGCAGCATTAAAATCATAGTCAGCATCAGCTCTGCGGAACAGTTCGGTACGAATACCACTCTCTCCTACCCACTTCTGGAAGTCACTATCACCTACAACATTCATAAAATCAGGATGTGTAGTTTCAAGTTGTGTCAAATTAGCGTTTTGTGCTGACCTAACATTACCTTCCCTAGCTTTTCGAATCTCTGGATGGTTTTCTATCGCTGAATTTACTGCCTTAGCAGGGTCATCGTAGAAAGTATCCTCGAAACTCATAGCTTCTTCTGTCGTTTCAGTAGCTTGATTAGCTTGTGATTGTTCCATCATTTGTTGAATCAACTGTCTTTGTTGCCCAACTTCTTGACCTTGCTTACCAAACGCTTTTTCTACGTTTTGGTGCATCCCAATCACATCTTCCAATGTCTTCCCAGCATACTTCTCTGGTGGTTGATAAGTTGGCTCTTGTTGAACCTCTTGCTCTACCACAGGAGTTTCTGTTACCTGTTCTGCTACACCTTCTGGTGCTGTATCTACTACTATACTCATTTTCTTGGTCTCCGCCCCGAAGGGTTATGAAGTTATTTTATGATGGGTCTGTTTCCAGGTTATCCATCGCTATTTTAGTTGCCGATTCTAAGCTTAACATTAAACCTAGTGTCATTAACTGACCCTTAGCGTGCCAAAGGTCTTTTTCGTTATTCATAGTGTCAATATCTCTAACACTAATCTCTATATTCTTTAATTCTTCCATCAGGTCTAACCAACCTTCTGTTTCAAATAATTCTAATCTATCTTTTAAGAATTGTTCGTCTGTTTTCATTAATTTATGCGTATTGGCTTTCTGTAGATTTTATTAGATTAATCATATCATCTTTAGCCATAACCGAGCCCTCAATCACTTTAATATTTAAAATCATATCATCAATAGCTTTAAAAGTTTCTGGTGTTATTTCTAAACTATCATACACATCATTTGTCTGTTTGAATCCACCTTTAAATTCATCGCTTTCGAATTTATTTATTCCTAATACATATTCTTCAATAGCCCTACCCCAAAACTCTTCAGGTTCAAAGGCATAAGTTTCTTTCCAGCCTCCTTTTGCCTGGCTCTCTTTTGCTTGGCTTCTTAACTTGGAGTCTGTCAAAATATTAGATACAGCGTTGCCTAAATAATGTTTTAATGCAGGTCTTTGATTATTCTCACCATCAGACATAAACTTAGAATATAGAGCGTCTTGTAATTTACCTTTATCCATCTGTCCCCTATTATCTTCAAATTCAGATAAGAATCCTAAGAAGTCATCTGACCCTGTAAAACCTGTTATTCCTGTCGCAAGTTCTCTATCTTTTTCTTCAGTTATTCTTAGCCCACCTACTTCGTTTACATTTTTTAAAAGATAGCTAGTTCCGTGTCCACCTACTTCGTGTGCAATGACGCCATCCCATTCTTGAGGAGCAAGCGCTTGGTTTATATTATAATTACTCCATATAGGCTTTCCAGCTTGTAAATTAACTTCTGTTTCTCCTGCTGTGGTGTAACCTTGAGGTCCTTGGTTAGTAGTTAAATCCCCATAAGGATTAAATGTAGATAACATACCACCACCGAAAGGTCTTGCATTTTGAAAACCAAAAGCATTAACTAAATTATCTATAGAGGAAGAGAATAAATCTTGCCTCTGTCCTTCTAGTTGTGGAGCTCTAACATTATTCCTCTGAATATCACCTAAGTAACCTATACTTCCTTTATATGCCGTAACTCCCTCTGGGAAAGTAGTAACTCTTCCAAATTCAGGTTTTAAGTAATTAAATCCCATTTTATTTAACCTGTAAAGCCCCATCTGTCTGCATCTGCCAATTCTGCCTATCCATACTTCCTAAGCTTTTAGGTATGTAATCAATAAACCAGCCTTTTGCAGTTCTAGGTACTTTACCGTGTTTCTTATAATAATCTAAAGCTTGCTTTTCTTTAGGGTCGACTTCTTCATCGTCACCAAATATAAAATCAAACATTCCCATTATTGATAAGTTCCTGTGATTGGTGTCCTAGCTGCCTTTTCTCTAGCGGTAGCCATATTTAATATAGTCTCTGACTTCAAGTGTTCTACCTCTGGAATGTTTCTAGCAGTCTCAGAGTTCTTGTTTTCAATATCTGCCTTAGTTTTCTCTAATGCAATAGAATCTTGTTGTAGTTTAAGTATCTTACCTTGAATATCAATCTCATTAGGTTGTTTCTCAGCTGCCTCAGCTTGCCATTTAATAGCTTTAGCTTTTTCTTCTTCAGCTTCTGCAAGAGTTTTCTGTATATCTGCTTGAGCTTGCTGCATCTGTAGTTCCATAGCTGCCTGTTGCATCTGTTGTTGCTCAGGATTAGGTTGACTACCTTGCATAAGAGCATTAACAATCTGGTCTCTGTTATGAATAGAGGAGTTTTGCATCATAGCTAGTAAGATAACATTAAACGCAGGTGAATCTTTAGGAATAGCTTGTAACATCTGTACCATTTGAGTCATTTCTAACTCTTTAGCCATGATTCCCATTGTAGAATAAGGTACAAACTTATAATCAGCAACAGGATAACGCTCAACATCAAATTGAATCTTACGCCACATAGCTTTATTAATCATAGGGATTAAGAAAGTGTTCTGGAAATTCATTAATGTACGCTTCTGTCTCTTAATTGAAGCAGATTGTGCCATCGACATACCTGAAGACGTAGCTCTTTCAGCTGAACCGACATCAGCAGAGCCAGTTCCCATCTGTATCATATTTTGAAGTGAGGCAACCTGAGTAAAAGTAGATTGGTCTGTGGTTCCCAAGTCCAATGGCATAATAGCATCGCGTGGGTTACCATTCGTTAGTATTGTCTTACCAGGTCTAACCTCAAACTTAATACCACGAGGCAGTCTTGTCGCATCTGCTGCCATCATAGGTGTAGTTGTTAGGGCGAGAGAGTCAATTCGTGCTCTCATCTCAGCATCTAATGCCTTTTGAGGGTTGTAACCTTTCTCACAAACACCTCTACCCCAGAATTTGTTAGGAACAATGTCATGTTGGTAACTTATAAACGGTCTATCTACCATCATGAAAGCATTTTCCTCTGCTCTTAGTATGTATTCGTCATTAACTAAAGTAACGACAGCTTCAACAAGCTCATCTTTCTTAGTGTATTCAAAATCGTCTTTATCTTTCTTAGGTTTTAAGAACCGCTTAGGTACTAAACCCCAATATTCTGTAATCTTAACTGAGTCTGACTCATCTGCCTGTTTAATCTCAGGGTCGAAACCAAATCTAATAGTATCGTAGTCACCATCTAAAGGTACATCACGATAAATGCCAGATTTAATACCTTCTATAATATGGTATCTAGGTTTAATGACTTCATGTGCAACACCTAATGCTTCATTAATAGAATTAGCGGAAGGGTCAATTAGAAATTCTTTAGGTGAGATAGGCTCAACCCTAACATCAATAATAGGCGTTTCTACTAATTGACGTGTAGTAGTCATAGTACCCTCAACAGGCATTTCTACAGGACTACGTTCTATATTCTGTTCAACTACAATCTTACCGATACCAGTACCGTAGATAGCAGCGTTAAGGAAGACTTCACATACAGCATCCTTCACACCAGTCTTTTCTAGGTCTTCTTGTAGTAAGTTTCGGACATATTCTGCATCCGAAGGGTCCTTATCCAGCATATCATCTTGAAGGTCGAACCATTTACCTCTACCGAAGGTAGCTTCTTCTAGTTCTGCGACTGATGACTCAACTGCCTGTTGTAAAGCAGGGGCAATGATTCTTGATTTCTCGGATTCTCTAGTTTTATCTGATTGTGACCAGATACCACGCCAAAGACGGTAATACTCATCCCATTGCTGGACATAGTTAATATCTCTATGTGTTCTCCAACTCTCTAGGCGATAAGTAAGCCAAGAAGATAGAGCTTGATATTGATTTTCCTTACTGTCAAACATATATTATGAGTTCTATAGGAATTTATTCGTAATATAACATAAAGTAAATAGTAAAAACAACTATTTTTAT